AACAAGCATTTCAAAAAACACCAAAACCACCAAAAGCAATCAATGTATTGACTCCACGTAAGAAGGAATCTCGTCCAAATTCAAAACAGTAAGTGTGTTCTCGGGAATGCCTTTATCCAAGTATGTTTGAAAGAAAGGGTTTTGTAATTGTTTGGAAGGGGTATGTTTATGTACTAATCGCGCAATCATCTTATACAATTTAAAATTAGGATAGCGTTCATCACCATTCTTCTTATAAAGGATATTTTTTCCATCATCGTCGGTACACCATTCAACTACAAGTTTTTGAAACCCATCCATGTCATTGAAAGACATTTCACTGTCAATGACGAAATCATAGATAGAACATCCGAGACGACACAAATCAAAACTGAAGTTGGGGTCGATGCGTTTTTTGGAGGAATCAAAGAAAGGTTCGGTATTATATTGTCCGTGACCGTCACCACCTTCTTCGAAACTGTCACTACAAAAGATCATATTATTGAATGTATAAATGGCGCGTCCAAAGTCGATAATTTTGAAAATCCTTCCGTAAGTCGGAACTTTATAGACTTGGTCTTTGTATATGTAGTAAATGAATTCGTGGTCGGTTTTAGAATACATGATATTATTGGTATGTAAATCGTTATGTGTGAATTTGAATGCTTTTTGAAGAGATAAAAGAATCATAATGACTTGAAAGATAGCGGAACGAGCACTGTCTTCATCCAATACGTCTTGATGTAATAAGGAATCAAAAGTGTCTTCGCATTTTTCCATACAAATCATTTGGACGGGGAAATTATAAATGTATGCATAGAGAGGTTCTTCTTCTACACTACTAACTTCCTCACTAGCAAGGTCGTCTCCGGTACTGGAATCGTCGTCATCACTATTTTCGCTGTCTTCATCATTTTCATCGTTTTCATCATCGGAAACAGAGATGACACTATTATCACTATCATCATTATCATGATTGCTATTGGAAAGCATGTTGTCATTTTCATAAACTAATTCAATACCGTCAATAGATTCATCATGAATAGATTCATCAAGTGTTTCAAAATCTAATTGGAGGTCATCATTATCATTATCATCAAAGTTCAGGACAGGCTTATTTTTGCGAGAATTATGATGATTGAATTGAGTATGTTGGAAAACGCTGGTATGAAATAGTTTAGAAAGATTTTCATGAAAGAAATCATAACCTTGGATATATTCTAAATCGTCAATGATATCAATCTTGTATTCTTTTTGATATGCTAAATAAGAGCCATAGTAATCGATGGCGTGGAAGAAATTATGGGAGTGTAAAATTTTACTAATGAGGAAATAACAGAAATTATCAACATAAGTAGCGTTATGGATATTATTGATTTTAGTGACTTCACTGGAATAGCAAGGCATATGATGGTTTTGATGTTTGTATTTACCGATAAGATAGTGACAAGGATCTAACAATGGTCCGTATTTGAAAAATATAGGTTTTTCGTGAAGAGTGTTACTAGAATCCATAACATGGGTAGGGCTAGCAATAGTGAAGTTGGTTTCAAAGGTGGAGTTATAGTTGGAAGGATTGTAATCCGAAAATAATTTATAAATAGGGTAATAAGCTTGTACTCCAGATAAATCAAAAGGATTATAATCCAAATCATCTGATTCCCAAGTAGATATATTGGGTAAATCATTGTTTAAAAATGAGAATTTCATTTTAGGTATAGTTCTTAATACTCTAAAGAAATGTAATTTATTGAGAAATCAAACCCATTTGTATGTATTTGTATGTATTTGTATGAATGTAGGTATAAATGTAGGTATAAATGTAGGTGGTGCGTTGCAAAGACAGTAAATCATTCTATAGAAATAGTATAGAATGACACTTGAATTGAAGAAATTTGATATGAGAACAATAACATTTAAACCTGATGAAAATAAAGGTCCAGTTATAGTGATGATAGGACGCCGTGATACAGGTAAATCCTTTTTAGTGAGAGATTTGTTGTATCATCATCAAGATATTCCAATTGGTACAGTAATGTCAGGAACAGAGGCAGGAAATGGGTTTTACTCACAACATGTACCTAAATTATTCATACATGAGGAATATAATAGTGTATTGATTGAAAATATATTGCGCCGACAAAAGGCAGTATTGAAACAAGTAAAAAAAGAAGTGGAAACATATGGAAGAACAAGAGTCGATCCGAGAGCATTTTGTATCTTAGATGATTGTTTATACGATCAATCATGGACTCGTGACAAGTTAATGAGATTACTATTTATGAATGGACGTCATTGGAAGATAATGTTAATCATAACAATGCAATATCCATTAGGTATTCCTCCAAACTTGCGTACGAATATAGATTATGTTTTTATTCTCCGAGAACCATATTTAACAAATAGGAAAAGAATATGGGAGAATTATGCTTCTATGTTTCCGACACTGGAAGCATTCAGTGCGGTAATGGATCAAACCACGGAAAATTATGAATGTCTGGTAATCAACAACAATGCGAAATCAAATAAGTTGAACGAACAAATATTTTGGTATAAAGCAGAAAATCGACCTGACTTCAAATTAGGTTCAAAAGAATTCTGGGATATTTCTAAGGATATAGGTTCGGATGATGAAGATGAAGCATATGACCCAAGTAAATCAAAAAAGCGTAATGCAGGACCGCAAATAAATGTGAAAAAATCAAAATGGTAATATTATTATAAACAGGAGTGTTAGGAGTGTTAGAGTGTTAGGAGTGTTAGGAGTGTTAGGAGTGTTAGAGTGTTTCTGATTGGAGTATTTGGTTAGATGCCTGATTAGATGTGTTATTAGATGTCTGATTAGATGTCTGATTAGATGTCTGATTAGATGTCTGATTAGATGTCTGATTAGATGTATTGGCTATACCAACAGGTCTGTATGGAGGTGTTATTATACGACTGTATGGAGTTGTTATTATACGAGTTGTAACGTTAACAGTAGGTTCTTCTGTATCTGTATCTGAATCTTGGGTGTTATCTTGGGTGTTATCTTGAGGATGATTGAGGATTACTGTTTCATCATCATCATCAGAACCCGTTTCATCATCCGAGTCAAAAGAACTTCCAAATTCACCGACTCCGTTGATTTGGGCTGCTTGTTCTGCTTGATGAATAACATGTGAGATGGTGTCCTCAAAATTAGAACGAAATATATTGGAGTGCCAGAATCTCTCTGAAGGAGAATATTCAGATTGATGATTGGTTAAGAATTCATCAAGAGAAATGTTTTTCGTATGATAACAAGAGCGAACATCACAAAATGGTAAATATTCAACACTTCTTACGTTTTTACTGATATCGCGTTTGATACTAGCCTTAGTGCGTCCAAAATTAGGATTATTGGCAATGAATATTTCTACTTTATAAAAGAAAGATTGTTTTTGATTGTAGAAGTTCGTATTGTCACGAGTGTATTGGAATTGCAGATATAATTCATAATAAGGTCGTAGTGTGTCAACAATAATATGTCTTGGAAATTCCGGTTCAATAGTGATTTTCTTAGCAGGTTTTTTTAATCTCTTATTGATAAAATCAATCATTTTATTAATACCTTTCCATAACGTATTACAGGGGGAGTTTGAAACATAACTGTGAATATATTTGGAAACAATAACAGTCGCATAATTTTCTTTAAAGTCATACAAACTGAAATTACAACGAAAGAATATATCAAATAATTCCTGATGTATCATGGTATTGAATTTGATAAAGAAATAGATATTATACAGAGCGGATTTAGAAAAAGGAATATTGGTATATGGGTTGAGAATAGGCAAGGAAGCACAGAAATAATCTTCACAATTTTCAAGACGGCTTTTAATAATCTGTATTAAATCATGAATTTTAAAATAATATGCGCTGTTATTTTGAAAGATACATATAGTAAAGCGACTATTTTTGTCGATAGGATTCAAAGAAAAATCATTATCAATAGCAGTTTTGCATACTCGGTGTCTACATAAGGATAGTAAACGACGAAATGCTTGGATAGTTCGCATATATTTGGAAACAATCAGTAAGATTTGGGGTTTATTATCTTGAAAGCGGTTTTCCAAGAAATATTGTAGTAGGTCAAATACATTAAGATCCGATATATGATGTAGATTCATATTGAAGTATTGATAAAATGTATCCTTGAGACAAATATCGCTGATGGAATTATCCTCTATACGAAGTTCATTGTTATTTATATTTTCAACTAATTGAAGGTAGTCGGTAAATCCGGTTCCATTATAATTGTTATAATAGTCTTGTTTTGCACCCAATATTTTAGGTATAATATAATGTA